CTGAAGTTTCCCCAGGTAGAAAAAGATATCCGCCTCGGTAGATGGTGATTGCCCCTTTGTTAAAAACTCTTATCTTGTTTGGATACTTTGCGGTATCTTTTACTTTAAAGGGATTTTTGTTAATATAGTATCTCTTTCTGTCTTTGTTCCCAGCCTCTTTTAAGGCTACTTTAATTATATATTCAAATTTATCCTTTTCTTTTTCCAGAATACTATCATATCTCATTTTTCTGGTTATCTTTATTTTCTCTAATCTCTCTGGAATCGCCTTTAAAGTTTCAGGTTCTAAATCATCAATTACAATTCCCCATTTATTTCGATATACATCCATCGACTTTTCTCCACCCTGATAGCCGATAGTCGGTATTCCAGAAGCAAGATAATCATAAAGTTTATTTGGTCTGGTTGATTGTGCATATTTGAATGCTCTTTCTGGAGTATTTATATCATTATTAGCATGAAGTCCTGCTGTGTATTTGCTCATTTCTTCATATATTTTATTACCAGGAATATATTCATGAAGAATGCATCCAATATTTTTTAATTCGCCAAATAGATTAGGATTTCTGAATCTCGTAGGATACATGTGAACATTCCAGCCAGCTTCAATGAATTTCTTAAAAATGTGATGAAATGCTTTATAATTAAAATTCATTGCTCTCTCTTTTGTGATTGAATTACGCCAATGTCCTATAATTCCTCCTGCCATGACTAAATGAAGTCCTTCTAATTTTTGTCTGGGTTTAAAGTTGATATCTTTTCTTAATGGTTTATTATGAATTACAACATATTCAGGAATATGCCAATCTAATGTCTTTTTCAACATTTCATAATATTCAGCATGTTCTTCACTACTAAATATCACTGCTGATGCATTCTCTATTTTCTCTCTATCGTGAGATAAGATTTTTTCATTAACCCCAAATCTCAAACTATATACATCATGCTCTACTAATATATAAGGTATATTCTTCTTTAAAAATTCCTTATATAGGAAATGAACATCTCCCCAGCATATTCCTAAATCAAGATCTTCTTCGATTTTTCCTCTCGTAAAACCGATTCCGAATTCTTTTTTTAAAAGTTCAGGCCATTTATATTGCGTTCCATCATACCACCAGGTAGAAAGTAGACATTGAATTTTTTTACCTTTAAATGATTTTTTGCGTATCATGTAAATTTACTCCTTTCATAATTTTTTACCTATATAATAAATTTCTCCGAATTCTTGAGGTTCGGTAATTTTCGATATAGGATATTCTTCTATATTTAAACATTCAAATTCTGCTATATCTAATAATCTTTTAAGGCTATTTTGACAGAAGAAATTACAATGAGTTAGAGGTTCCTTTAAATGTTTCCATTCATCAATATATCCGATAGGAACGGCTATCAATATTATTCCATTCTCCTTCTTCAAATGCTTTTTAAGAGCCAAAAGATATTCCAGAGATTTATTCACGTGCTCCAATACATGAATTACGAGAATAATATCATATTCCCTATCTTTACAGCATTCGAGATTTTCTCCAATATATTTTATTTTTTCATGCATAGGGTACTTGCTCAATTCTATTACTTCGCAATCATATTTATTCCTTAAATTGATGCACATCTGTCCATGTGAGCCCCCGAAATCGAGCAATGTTTTGGCTTCGGCATTTGCATATTTCTCAACATATCCCCTTATCCTCTTTTCCTTTATTGCATCAATCCAGGCAAATCTCGCTCTTATCTTTTCCTCTCTATCCCTGTCAATAGCATTCATCTTGTTGATATTAGGTTTTTCTATACCCATCCCTTCAGCAATCCAATGATATTTAACCAATACTTCCTCATCGGTGAACCGGGGATTTTGGAAGATAAAATAACAATCATTGCATCTATACATCTTAAATTTTAACGTTCCATTTCTATCGCATTTTGCTACTTTATCAAAGGCAATCCTCAATCTTTTATCCCTGTAATAATCCTCTATCTTTTCGGGATAATGATATTCCGTTTCTTTTATCTTCATTATATTTCCTGATTCACATACCGGACAATCCTTTATATAAATCATTTGCTTCTTTTACCTTTTCTCCAAAATGAAGTCTTGATATAATCAGGTGGAGAATCCCATTCTTCTTTATGCAGGGCTTCCATCTCATATTCATTTATAGTATCTAATATATTTTTTAATCCTATTTCAATTCCCCAATCATGTGCAGCAATTATCGAATCTGGTTTTAGCAATCCGGCAAAATAATTAAATTCTTCTATCTTATGATCACCATCACACATAAAGAATATCGGAACGTCAGCATATTCTTTTATCTCATTGACAGAGGTTTCATGAAAGCAATCTCTATCAATGAATCTTATTTTTAGTAACTCAAAAAGTTTAGGTTCTTTGAATTCCTTTATGTCATAAGTTAATAATGGTTTTAATCCTCTCTCATAACATTCCAATCCCAGAAATATGGATAAAGCCCCCTGTATTGTGCCTATCTCTATTATTCCTTTTATCTGTTTATTCTCATTCAAGATATCATCTATAACTTTATACATCCAATATGTATGACGTTGATAAATTCCTAAGAAATACCCATACCATCTCCTCTTCTCACTCCTATACTTGAGATAAGTCAGTTCATCTATCTCTTGAGTAGTTATTTTTGACATTAACCCCTATTTCCCTTCTTCTAAATATCTTTTATTTAATTTGATAGCTATCCTTAATAATTCCATGCCATCTTCCCCTCTCAATTTAGCAGTATGAAGCATAAAATCAGAATCCTTCGGTAGGCATTTTCCTCCTGCCCCTCTATAATTATCATGATTTGGTATCAAATGCCTTTCATTTATCTGTCGGTCTGCTTGGAATATCCTGTAAATATTTTTATAATCACAATCGTATTTCTTGGTTATGTCGAATAACTGCTCTGCATAGACTACTTTTATCAGATACAAGCTATTCAAAGCCAATTTCGCTATCTCTGCTTCAATAGGTTTCACTTGAATGATATCATCAGTAAGGATTATATTTTTATTAAATTTAAACATATTTATTAATATTTCAAATGCCTTATCATTCTCAGTTCCGATAACTATTTTATCGGGATTTATCATATCATTGGCTACATTCCACTCCCTCAAGAATTCAGGCATATAAACTATGATCCGTTTATATTTCAGAATCAGAGAATCTGTCGTCCCCGGTATAAGGGTAGTCCTCAATACAATCATCGCTTTTTTATTCTCTTTTACAATATACTTCACTACTTCCCTGACTAAACTCATATCTTCACTCTTATCATTCACACATACGAATATTACGTCCGCATCGTTTATGTCATCTCTATATTTCTTTTCAGGATCGTATTTCTTTATATTATAGGAATGATAACTCAACAGTTCATATAAGGCATTCCCCACTACACCTAATCCAACAATGCCTATCTCCACTTGATTCCCCTTTCTAAAAAAGAGGCAGTAAATATTGCTACTTACTGCCTCTTGATACTACGATTATATTGCATCCTATTATGATACTGGATTTTCCTTTTCAATATAAGCAACAGTGGCAGCATTCTCATCTTCATATTCACAAGATACTTCGAGAGATAAAACAAAATCGGTTCTACGCAATTTCGCTTCTCTTTCTCTCTCAATAGCAATTTGCGCGAATACTCCCCAGACCAAGTTATTAGGATAACCGAGTAGACATATATTTCCTGGTCCACCAGCCGCAATCGTCTTTGCCCTTTCAATCATAGGGACTCTTCTCACTGGAATACCCTTGTAAGCTATTTCTATAAATCCAGTTTGAATGCTATCCCCAAGTCCAGTATTCCTCTTTTTCAATATATTCCGATACTTATCCTCTGTATCAAAATCTACCCAAAATCTAAAGCCAGCCCTATTTTTCAAGTATTGTTTGGGAGTTGCATCTATTATCGCATCGAACATATTTTCGGGGAAAGTATCTGCAGTAGGATCAAAATCTTTATTAGCTCCAGCTCCATATACAGCATTAGCTGCCAGTTTAACCCAGCCGTTGAGTTTGGAAAGAACATCATCTTCACCATAAGTCATATCTGTATTACCAAATACGTATAACTCTTCAGAATCCCTGCCAACTGCCTCACCCAGCATATCGATAAGAGTATTCTCGAACCCTTCCTTTTCGATATTCCGTCTTAACATCTTATCACGCAAGGAAACAATAGCCTGGTATTCTTTGGCAGTTAGATGATTAGTAGCAATAGAAGGTTTAGTGAATTCGCTTTCATCCAAATTCCTATGCGATTTGGTTTCACCTACTACCTTTTCTCCCGATTTTAATATTCTTCCCAAGAAGGCAATCCTATCGATATCCACTATCTGGGAATCCATTGTAATATATCTGGCTTCAGGTAATATTACAGTATCCTCTTGCATCTGTCTTACAAACTTGGTAAATTTCTGTGGTTGTAGGACGGCTTCACCTAAATCACTTATCTCGATTATCCCGCCTTTTAATGCCATTGCCTTATCCAGCAATCTTAATAATTCTTCTTGTGATAACACTTATATCATCTCCTTTCTTTTGTATTTGTTATTCCTTTTTCTCTTCTTTTTTCTTAATGCGTCTACCAAAACCATCACGCCCCAGTTCATCCATCTGCTTCTTATAGGTATATTCCTTCCCATCGTCTGCACCATCTTGACCTTTTAGGGAAGTGGATTTCCCATTTTTCTCTTCTTTGTATTTTTCTATCTCTTCCTGCAGTCTCTTAATGGTTTTGGTGAGCTCCTCTACATCATTAGGGTCAATTTTTTTATCCTTCTTCTTTGCCTGCCCTTTATCACCTTCTTCTTTTTTCTCTGGAATAAGGGCTTTCAATGCCTCACTTAGAGGCTTCAACTGTTCCTCTATCTTAGTCGTAAGTTCCCCTAAGATTTCGTCTTTCAGTTTCTTGACTTCTTGATCCGTCATTTCGGTGTCATCTCCTTTCACTTTTTTATTTTTTCCTTCTCTTTCTTTATCAGCCTTTTCCACTAATTTCATTAAGGCCTCAATAGCACTCTTTAATTTAGAATAAGTATCGTCTGAAATTGCCCTGCCCTTTTTTTCTACCATATCTCTCAAGGATTTTATTACATCCGGCAATTCCTTTTCGGATTCTTCCTTTTGCCCTTTCAAAAAATTTACCAACCTGCTTATTACCCCTTCCTTATCGTCCTTCTCTTTGCTCTTAATAGCAAAAAACTTTGATTTCGGGACGCAGGCCTCATCGACTAGACTGACAAAAGGCACAATCCAATCTTCGCCCAGATCCTTGATCAAAGTCTTTTTTAAGGAAGTCCTTATCTCTTCCATGATATCTTTTCCTTTAGAGGCACTGTCCAATAAGCTCTTTAAGGCTGTATTCCTTATCCCCATTACCGAGTAACCGGTTAATTCTCCGCTCTCTACTTTCTTCCAGGCAGTATCATCGATTACTTTCGAGGCCATTATCCAGGATCCAACGGGTAAGGTCATCTTCTTCCCGTATGCCTCAACATTCAATTCCATAGGCAATAAAAAAGTTTCCACTGGTTTAGCTATGTTATTCATACTGTGCATCACATCAATATTCCCATAATTCAGCATCCAATCGTGTGCAACCCTCTCCACTTCCTCTTCGGTTAATATCTTTTCTCCTTTATCCCGGTCATAATCAGCTTCACCAGGCACTAATACCGCGGCATAAACAATCCTCTGCTTGTCATCTTTCTTGAATATCGGACCGGTTAATTCGCAACCCCTGCTTTTAGATATCCTTTCTTTTCTTGCCTTTTCGCCAGGCCACTTCCCTTCCGCTTGAAAATGCAACCAGGCACATAAGGCTTCAGGATCAGTTATTCCCGGCTTGGCCCCTAATGCAGATACGCAAGTAGTATAACTTCCTGCCCAGCTATCCCAGGCATCTATGATATACTGAATATCTTTGTTCACTGCATCGAGGTTTTTAATACTGGTAAAATCGAAGGCTTCGGCAAATAATCGTTTCTGGATATAAGTTAATTCTACTTCTCTTGGCTCTCCCTTAATTATGCTCCCATCTTCTAAAATGGAATATTCAACCTCATAATATTTTTCAGTAGTATAATCCTTCAGTATGACTGCACTATCGAAAGTATAGACTACCATTATATCCATATTGTCCGTCTCAAAGGCACTCCTTATCCTCTGTATTTTCGCTTCATAAGATTCACCGGTAGTTTTGTCTTTAATAGTTTTCAAATTATCTTCATCTCCTTTCTTTTTAATTTTTTGACTTTCTGTCCAGCCACTCGCTATGATAGCCTGCCCTTGTGCATTGGCTTTCGCCTTCGCTTCATCTCTTGCTCCTGTATCTCCACAGGTATAATAATATTTCTTGCCTGATTTACCCCATTGAGCAAAACATTTAAGTCCTTCTTTACTATCATCGTATCCCGTATGCACAGGCATATATTTATCTCCTTCCATATAACAAAAAAGCCAAAAACAAAATCTGTTAAGATTCCACTTTTGGCTATCTAGTAGCTCTCAGGTTATTCAATTTTCAGTCATTTTCTATGTAAAGTTTATCAAGTTCTTATTTATTTGTCAAGAAGACATTAGGTGTTCCCCATATAGTAAATCTCCACATTCTTTTATTTTATTGGTATCAAATCTCCCTCATAGAAGTGTGGCATCCCCGGAGGAGCTTGATATCCCTCTGGCATAAGGAAAGGCACTTCTCGACATCTGCATTGAATCCACTCGGCTATATCCCCTGAAGTATCCCCCGGATATAGCAATCCATTGCTGAAAGGCTCTCCTACCCTGACTATTTGCCCATGTAAAGAAACATGGTCAGCGGTATCTGCGGGATCATTCCCTCTGACTCTATCATCCTGTGCGGTCCACCATTGATGATAATCCAATCCTAATTCCTGTTCAGTATAGAATGCCCCTTTATTCTGCGCTTGATTGATTTCTGTTCTGGCTACCCTCTTTAACTCATAATCTTCCATGCTCGTGAAAACCTTGCTTAACTCATCTGCGGCATCATCAATACCCAAACCCTGCACATAACTCTCCGACAAGTTTTCCATAATATCCCCGATCATCCTATCCATAGTCGCCTGAGACGCTATAAAGGTTTTATCCCTTATCATTCTCAATATCTCCGGAGAGAATTCAGAAAATTCCACTTCCAGCGGGGATATTTTAGGGGGCTTCAACACTTTCGCCTTCTTTACCTTCAGGTATCCTGCCCGCTTTAGTTTATTGAACATATCCTGCCTTCCATATTGTAAGGCTTCCTGTGTCCCCTCAATAACAGTATCAACGTATTCTTCTCCCAATCCGATCAGAGGATACAATAATCCCTTCCTCTGTAAATCAGAAGAAGGCAAGCCCTCTTTCTTGAGCTGACTCATTATCTTTGTAAATTGCTTATGGAACAGCTTTTTCAATTTCTCGTATAGTTTATTTTCTTCCCTGATTACCTTTACTGGCATCTTTTTGAAGGCCTGCAATCGCCTTAGTAATCCTTCTATCTCGAACAACATTATTCCCACTTGTTTTAGAGACATAATCTAAAAACACCTCGATTAATTTATCTTTCATTCCTTGCAGGATACTGGTAATTTCAGTCTCGGGGATAAACCCGCCCATATCAATGGGCTGCCCGTTGTAATAGTGCAGATCCATAGCTGGATTATCGTCGCAAACTTCAATCCCAAAATAGTCCCCGATAAAGGCAAGCCCTTCATTCGGAGTAGCCATGGCTTTATCTACCATCTTCACTATCCTCTCCAGCTCCTTATCTATATCAGTTACATCTATACTATTTAGTTCCCATTCCCAATCAGTAATGTCAAGTGAAGGTAAGACATAGAAGTTGATCAGATTTTTATATACCCTTTGCCTCGGCTTGATAATGGATTCATTGTAGATAATGGTTGATTCCTGCCCCAGATTGCCTGCCAACTGTCCAGTCTCATATACCCCTATGCGGTATGGTGGGATCCCATGTGCGGAGATAATCTCATTCCGGTTATCCATACGATACATCCGGAAGCTTGCCTCTTTGACTTCCACTGATAGGGGTTCTATCTTGATGGTTACTTCGCCCATTCCACCTTCTCTCTTGGGAACGCTCAATATCAGAACCGAATGAGGATTTTTTGCTATCTCCTGAAATTTCTCCGCAATCGCTGTTTCCAGCGGGGTCTTCTTGGTTTCGGGATCTTCCACCCCCGGGTCAAAATCCCCGGTGATGTAAACCATATAAGCAGGGACTCCGAAATTACTAAAAAAGGCTATATTATAATCCCGCCTTGAGATATCCCCAGTGATAGCCCCGATGGCGGGAGTAATGTCCGGGATTCCGTAAAAATAGCTTCTCGGAGTATAATTTACATTCCAGAATAACTCGTTGGCTCTTTCGTCTTTACTATACTCCCCTGATTTCTTTTCTTCCCCGTCCTTTTTCCTGATATCATTTTTATAATTCAATTTCCTGAACCAGACTTTGCTTTCAGTCCCCATCCCACCCTGCCATAATTGACAGAATTTGTTCCCGCTCTTGTGTATCCTGACTGTATGCGCGGGGACATGCTTCAACAGACTGACTGGCCCATCAAATTTATTGTATTCCCTGGCCATTTCAATCGATAAATAGCCAATTAGTTCCTTGTCCAGTTGCGCCTTTTCAATAGTGTCTTCTATCGGCTCCTTTAATTTCTTGAAGAATTCTTTTATTTTCTTTCTCTGTTCTTCGTTAGGATTCTCTACTAAAGGATGTAAACTCCAACCCTGCCCCGAAACATCTCCGGCTTTTACTTTGCAGGCCCGCATGTGGTAGGTATTTATCTCCATCAGCTTTGCCATAGTAAGTGGAGTATATAGCGGTTTCTGTAATCCATCCTTTTCATATCTCTCGGCAAAGACATCTAACTCTAATTGCTTGCTTTCACCTGCCATTTGATAACTATCTAATACATCAGTTTTGATTACATCTCCACTTTTGGTTACAATGCAAAATGGTTTACTCATTTTTATCAACTCCTTTATCTAATATTCTCTAATCAAAAGGTAATGAAATATCATAATGGTCTCGTGGGTCCCATTCTTCCCAATCATCTGCCTTTTTATCAATTTCAGGTATCCTATTTATAATATCAATCGGATTATTCTTGAAATACTTTTTCTCTGGCTCTGATTCCCTATAAATAGCAGACCTGACATGACAACTACTTATTGCTTTTTGTAATTCCATGATACATCTCCTTTCCATTAAATTCAGTTAGTAGATAGAGAAAATTATTTAAATATTAATCGTGTCGCAAGTCTTCCCTGCATCATTCATAATATAGACCATATCATCAGTATAAAACATATCTCCAAGCCCATCCTCGAAAACTATATATATTTCAGTTACTCTTTTGTTCGGCACTTTCGGATAATTATTTACGTAAATGACAGGATCATTCTTAGCTTTTTTCTCTAATACAAATTCTTCATCTACATACTCATAATCAATTTTTTTAATCTTATCCAGTAATCTCCAAGAGATCCCTGGATTTCCTACTTTATTTTTCCCATGACTTCCACGCATTCTCATTTTTAAAATCATATCTATCTCCTTTCTATCTATCTTCTATCTATCTACTAACTGAAATTTGATTTTCCTTTCTCTTATGGATGACTACGAATACCACCACCAGGTGATTCTTCATCTTTATCCGGTACCATTTCAGCTACTTCTGTTATTATGAGCTGTCCTTCATCAATCCATTCAGATTCTTTTTTTCCGCCATCATCCTTCAATCCTTTTGGTTGAATTAAATATTGGATACATCCATTCAAGTAAATAGCTTTAGCGATTACAGTTCCTTCAAAACCTGTAATTGTATCTTTTACTTTATCACCTAACTTAATCATCGATTTCCTCCTTTCTCTTTATTAGTATTGGGGATTAATCTGACTTTCTTCGGTTTCAAAGTTTCGCCTTTTTTTAAATTAATGCCCATTTCCCGACATACTGTCGCATAACAACAATCATAAAACAATTTTATTCCCCTTATCATTCCATATTCCTTTCTGATCCGGTTTATTATATCTTCCTTTCTATATCCCTCTACTATCTCTTTCTTTATCTTGTTCTCTATTTTTAGGCTTATAAACATTTTTGCCCCTCTTTATCCTACCCGTATTTTCAATTTACCACTTGTTACACATTGCGGTATATAGCCCACGCAATCCACCATGTCGTCATTCTCGCCCTCATTAAAAGCGGCCAGTTCATCTTCAAAATCCTCCAGAATCTCCATATTGGCATTGTGATAAACCTTCCCGCTTTCATACTTCGCACTCATCGGCATTGCCCTGGTTACCTTGTCCAGCCCCATCGTAGTCAATGGCCTTATAGACATATCGACAAAGACATTCAATTCCTGTGCCAGTACCACCTGGTATTGGACAGATTCAATCCCTCTCCACCTCAAACCCAGTTCTTTCCATTTTAGATAATTCTGTCTGCTGATTTTTTTCTGCTCTGGCCAGTTATACCGCCCTCTGATAATATTCAGGATATAGATATTCCCTTCATTGTCTATCCCGAAAGTCAATATCACGAAATAATGAGCGGTCTCCTTTTTGCTTATGGCCAAGTCGCAGGTCTGGTATATGGCAAGGTCTTTTATGTTAATCCTTGCTCCATCATCTCTAATAAATTCAGATGGGTCATTAGGATTCCTCCTGATATACTTGAACCATTCCCGTTTGAATATCTTTCCTATCGCCATAAGCTCAGTATCGTTCTGCCATTGAGCATTAAATATAATTGAGCCTACTCTTTCTTTCTTTTTCAATAACCATTTTAGCGGATACATCTCCGGCCATAAAACAGTTTTATCATCGATTATCGCTTTATGAGAATTTTTGTTAGTCTTGATTCCGCTCTCGAGTAGTCTGTTATATTCGTCATTATGGTGATATCTAGTTCCGCTCCAATGCAAGCCCCCGCCTCTTTTTAGCATGGGAATCAAAGTAATCCCTAGCCAATCTTTTAATTTTTCCCTTTGATATTTGGTTCTCGAGTTTTCTAAATCGACTATATCATCAATAGTTATATCGTCAAAATCCGAACCGATAATAGACTTTCCATAACTGATAGCTGTTACAGTTGCATTCTTCTTTATTTTGTCTGCCCCTATTACGTTGAATTCGCTATCTGTCCAGGGATTACCAGGGGCAAGGTAAGGATACATCGCCCTTAATGTTCTGTTCCTCTCCAGATGCATTTTTGTTTCTCTTGCAAAACGGACAGCTTGATCACCAGTATCTGAACAAATCCCTAACTGTATATTTGGGTTTTCTATGATTTTGCTTATGGTTCTGATTACTGCCCTTACTGTAGTTTTGGCAAAGTTTCTTGGTCCCAAACATATCTCCTCTTCATCTTCACCGTAATATCCCATATAAAACCATTCTCTATGGAAACCCTTGAATTTATATTCAGGATACAGGATCTCCGATAACACAAACGGGTCCTCTCTAATCTTGCTCCTGGTCTTCTCCAGCAGGTCTATTGCTTTCGCTTCCGCAAACTTTTGATAATTGTTTGATAAATTCTTCACGCTCTTCCTCGCTCATGGCTTTTATTATCTTGTATTCCTTTATGTCTAATCCGATTTCTCCTTCTATCTCAACTTTTTGTTCAAATCTATCCTTCCACCTTTTTCTATATCTGTTCTTCAGCCAAAATATCTGGGCTGCTACACTTCCTTTTATACCACTTGAATATAAAGCATCTTCCATTGACTGATTCCGACTATCTATTATTGCATTTACCTTATCATCAAATCTTTTTGATTCTTGCCGCCAATTCCAAATAGCAGTACGACCTACATGAGCTGCTTCACAAGCATCGGTTATAGATACCCCGACTTCAAGAGATTTTAAAAATGCTTTCTTTATGTTTTTTTTGCTCTCTTCGGTTATTTTTGGCATTTAATTTATTACCTGTAATCCTTTCTTTTTGTCGTTTTTTTGTTCTTTTTGTTCTTTTTATTTTAATTAATCACTCAACTTTAATGCCTTCTTACCGGTAAATTTTTCATATCTTAATAAAGTAACTTCCCCATATATCGGCTCTATTTCTATCGCCCTGCATTTTCTATGCATAATATCACAAGCGATGATAGTAGATCCTGAACCACAAAAGGGTTCGGCTATTATTCCGTCTCGAGGTGATAATATTTTTATATAAGGTACTAGTATCTGAATTGGTTTAGTGCCAAATATTATATTTTGCCCACCTGACTTCCCGGTTTCCGCTGCGTGAGTTATATGATCGGTTGTTCTAGCCCAGATAGTATTTTTCCTTCTATCCCAGTAGCTTCTACCCTGTTGTCCATAAAGAATAATTCCATAAGTATCTAAAAGTTTCTGTCCTTTTTCCTTGATGTAATTATCTAATTCCTCTTCATATTCTTGATTCAAAACTACATCTCCCTTTGTAGCCAGAGGAGCCACATCATATTTTTGATAAAATTGTCGTTTTCGCCCATAACCCTGACTTCTGTTCGGTAGCCACCAGATAATCATGTTTCTCATTTTCCAGTATTTCTCCATTGCAAGCCATAATTTTACAGTATTACTCCAATTTTCAAAGATCATTACGCTAGCTCCATTCTCATTTTGAAATTCTTTTGCTATTGATAGCCATTCATCATATTCTGGGATTCCACCTTTTTTGTCTACCCCTAAATATCTTCTTCTTTGCTTATAGCCAAATCCTGTTTTAGTCTTTCTCTTCTTTAGATCTTTTACATAAGCTAGTTTATAAGGTGGATCCGTAAACATAAAATCAAATCGTTCATCCCCAAATAATTTATCCCATTTGTTTCTATCGGTGCAATCTCCTATAATTAATCTATGCTCTCCCAGTTGCCACAAATCGCCATCCTTAACCCTCCTAGTTTTGCCTTTAAGTAGCTTTTCCAATTCTTTTTCTATGTCAAATTCTTCATCAATATTCAATCCAAAAACATCATCAAGTTCTTCCCGGCTGAATCCCACATCGACTAACATTTCTTCATCAAAATTGGCCAGCAAATCATAATCGAAATGCCCTAGATTTTTATTTAATCTTAAATTCAATTCCTGTTCTCTTTTTAATTTGGTGATCTTTACATAATTAACCGGCATCGTTTTATAGCCCATTTCTTTTGCTACTATTAGCCTCTGATGTCCACCTATGACTACATTTTTTCTGTTCTCTGCAGAATTAACTACTATTGGTTCTACAAAATCAAATCTCTTTAAGCTTTCCTTTAGATCCTCATATTCTTTTTCGGTCAGGGCCCGCGGATTATATTCTGAAGGATTAAGCTCTTCTATTGGCACGTCTTTTATTTTCATATTTTATCTTCCTTTCTAAAAACAAAAAAACCAGATTAAAAAGCAATTTCTGCTTTTTTAATCTGGCTATCGGGTAGCTCTCGGGTTATTTAATTTTGGAATTTATTCTTATTTAAAATATATGTTTAATAATTTTCATTTAATTCTCTAATCCTCTTCTTCTTTATCCTGTCCCATTCTCCAGGTGTCCCCACAAAGATAAACTCAAGGCTTTCTTCTACTTTCATTTTGCAGGTAATCACGTTCATGGTTCGACAGGTAGGCCGGGGACAGATTATTTCCAGTATCTTCGGCTTGCCGGTAGCGATATCCATCCCTGGCAAGCCATCAAAAAGCCTTTTGCCACATTTCTTACACCGTATTCTTACTTCATTCATTTTATATCAACCAACTTATTAAAGTCAATTTATTCCCATCCGGGAATCAATTTGCTCCATTGCTCCATTTCTTTATAACTTAATATTACTTCAAAATCAACTCCTAAATCATCACACAAAAATTTAATCATCTCGCCGTTAGCCTTAGATCGAGCATATTTATCGGGAATTATAAACTTCAATCTGATAAATTTTGTCGGATAGTATTTTTTGAATCGCCTTAATTTAGTTTTATCCTCTGGTCGAAAGTAACCTTTAACTTCAAATAGGAAATAATCATCCGGATAATATATTATAAAATCCGGCTTATAATATCTCTGTCCTCTTTTTATTTTATCAAAGGAATACTCAAGAGGTTCATACTCCCATTCGCATTCCCTTAAATTAAAATACCGGGCCACATTGGCCTCCATTTTCGACCGGAAGTATTGCTTTAAATCTTCCCGGTAACCGCCTTTGGCTATGTGCATTAAATCACCTCAATATACACGATTAGTAAGAACGTTTCTTATATAAGATCTCAATTCATTCAATGATATCTTCTCCATAAGGATCTCGAGCAAAGCATGTTTATAAAAGCCACTCCTGCCCTTATAGAGATTCAATCCTTTTAATATATTCACGATGTCACTTCGCCATAATTTTTTTGCTAACCAATGTTTATTAACATTTTTATTCAATTTTGGTTCTCTTATTTCCATCAAAATGATTCCGTTGCCCTCATTCCTAGCCACTGTTAAACCCCAAAATTTAGGAATAATCCCACTAACTTTCAAAGCCTTTGATTTGCCAACAACAATTGTAATCTTATCAAATACATAATTATAAATCTGTATTTGCCCTGGTAATCTTTTTAATGTATCTCTATCACTTTTAATTTCATAACCACAAAAATAATCTTTATTTATTACTGCAATGTCTGCAATTGCACCATTTATATCTAATTCATTTATAACTTTTATATTATTTTTATTTAATCTCAGATCTTCTTTCAGCCTATCCCTTATATCCCTATCAGAGGTACAAATCAAACTTCACCACCTTTTTAGATCTTCCCTAACATTTTTAATATAAACAGGGCTACCATAATTACCACTGCCCCAAAAAGTCCCCACCAGGCCCAATCGTTAACCTCTTCTGCTTTTTTAACCGGACTGCTGAATCCTTTGATCTTTTCTTCGCCCCATTTTAATCTCATTTAATCACTTCCTTCTTTATTTTAATAATTTTTTATCTTACATTCTCCCCTTTAGGAAAGAGCAGAAATGTATCGAGGGAAAGTTTTAATTTCTCAGATAATTTTATTAATGATTTATGCGTATTACATTTTACGCTTCTGTCCATGTACAGGCAGGCCTTAGACGCGTGGCATTCTTCATTATTAAATCTACAATAGCCGGTAGCCAGAT